ATCAAGGATTCAGTGAATCTTCTATTGAACTTGGAACAAGACAAAGAGCACTTGTAGGAAAACGATTCGGTCTCGGTAATGTTTATGATGATGGATTCCAATATGGTAAATATGATAGGGATCTCAACATCATACCAATATGAAGAAAGAATTTAAGGAACTTCTACTAGAACTTGGAATTGAATCCACTCAAAGGATTTATGAACCATCAGAAAAGATCAGAGTCAGAATACCGACAGAGTATGATGAAATTTTATTTTTAGGTGTTGTCTACAATATTTTTAGAAATAAAACTAGTTTCTTATATCAAGAATATGAATCCCACCAAGATCCAGAAAGAGTTTTAAATATAGCAAGCAAACTCAACTTAAACACACCAGGAAGAGTATCAAGAGCTGACTGGGAAATCAATCACAGCACCAATCCAGCACTTTTCACATCTGAAGACAATAGAAAAATATTATTTGCCTTTATGAACGGTGTGATAGAAGTCATCAAAGTTGGCGATGGTGAAAACGGTCCCAAACCAAATGATGTTCTTGTTGGTCTTCCCTGGGATGGATCATTGTTTGTTCCGATTCACCATCCAGAAAACGCAAGAAAGAGATCCCTACTCAATAAAAAGTTTGGATTTGGTGAAGTTGACCAATACAACTATCAGTATGCCAAGTATGATAAGGATCTTAACTTAAATCCTATCTGACTTCAAAATCCAATCTTCTGACTTTACGGGTTCTTCTTTCTTCCTGAAAGGCAAGATCTTCTTTCGTCAAGAGAGATGAATTTTTACTTTGCTTGTCAGAAGAAGTCATCACAACTTTAGAAAGATCCAAAGCAGTAATCGTGTCTCCTTTTACTGTGGTCATATTTGAACAACCACAAGACTTTGTTCTGACTGGGTGACTGACTAATTCAGTCCCACAGACTTTACATCTTACACTAACCATAATTCAATACCAAATTATTCTAATACAGATCTAAGCATCCAGTGGAATTTACCGTGTGTTTCCATCAAACTTTGAACAAGATTTGAGGTCGCAAATTGTTTTTGTTTATCTGCTTCTTCCGAAATATCAGCAAATAATTCAATAATCTTTTTGTTATCATCTCTCAGTTGTCTGACCATTTGTTTTGCATCAACATCTTGTGCGCTATTAGATGCTTGCTCAATATGAGATACTTCCGTGATTCTTGTAAGAGTGCTTACGGGTTTCATACCCAAGTATCTCATATGCTCAGTCAAAGTATCAATCTCTTCAAACATCGTTTCATACTGCCCACCAAAGAGAGTATGTAGTTGTTGGAAATCAGGTCCCACTACATCCCAGTGATAGATCCAAGTTTTTTGGAAAAGAACAAAAAGAGATGCTTGAGCATCACTTAAAAGTTTAAATAGTTTTTCCATTATACCAGTTTTTTAGGTATTTATAAAAGTGGGCGATGACGGATTCGAACCGCCGACCTACTCGGTGTAAACGAGGCACTCTACCGCTGAGTTAATCGCCCATAAAAAGTCAAAACTGACCCATAAGATATTCTACAGTATTTGCTACATCATTCATAGCATCACGTAGATGAGTTTGTTGTCCAGATTCTTGTCTGACAACTGGACGATGATCATCAGTCAACGTCCAACGCCAGAGGTTCATATCTTTACAATACCAGAGATTAATTTTCATTCTTGAAGTGCTCCAAACGTACCCAGTTGAGAAGTGTATTTAACTCATACAACTCTTGCTTGTATGTATGATACTCTGGATAGTTTGGGTCGTCAACTAGTTGGGAATCTTCAATAAAAGATATTTCACTTTTTAGAAAATCGGCATAATGCTCAAAAGCAGTAATGGCAAGTTGCCTGTCTAGTTGCGAAAGAAGAGACATAAACCTCCTGACTCGTTACTTATAATACCCTAAAAAGGGGGTCTTGTCAACCCCCCTTATGTATCACTTCTCGCCCAGACCGATTTGTTGAACTTTCAGACGGGAACGATTCAGAATAGAACCAGAAAGAGGAACATAACCCAAGTCATCAGCAAGCGACTGTGCCTTAGAACTCAGAGCATATTTAATAGCATCACGAACTGCTTCTGCCTTACCAGGAGCATAACCACTCTTATAAGCAAGGATCCAGGTCAAAGTGGCAATAGGATATGCCTGAGCGCCTGCGGGATTGGGGTCATCACCAGCAAGAGTCACAGGGTCCAGTTTGATTCCGTTCAGAGCAGCGGCACCAGTCACAGCAGAAGGATCAACAAACTTGCCTGCCTTGTTCTGGAGCACAGCAGCTTGGAGTTTGTTAGGACGAACAAATCCAGTGTTCACATAACCAATGGCACCAGGAGTGTTCTTGACTTGACCAGCAACACCTTCATTACCTTTAGCACCAATACCAGTAGGCCAGCTTACAGACTTACCTACACCAGGAGCCCAACCACCAAAGGCATCAAGAGAATTGGTGAAAGCATAGGTCGTTCCAGAACCATCAGAACGATACACAACTTGCATTTTACCAGCAGCACATCCGACTTGCTTCCAGTCCTTGATGCGACCAGAGAAGATATCAACAGTTTGCTTCTGAGTCAGTTTCAGTTTACAACCAGGTTTGTTGTAGGCAATAGCAATGGTTCCCCCGACCATAGGAATCTGAATCACACCACGCTTGACCTTTGCCGCTTCCTTTGCCTTGATAGGTTCATCAGAAGCACCGAAGTCAACAGTTCCAGCAACGAACTGGCGGATACCAGCACCAGAACCAACGGACTGATAGTTCACACGATCACCAGAAGTATTGGCATAGTCTTGGAACCAACGTTGGTAGATAGGTGCGGGGAAAGAAGCACCAGCACCATTAATAGCAGGTCCAGCAAATGCAGCGGTAGGGGCAAGAGCAAGACCGATTGTAGCAATGTGTTTGAGTTTCATAAGAATTAAAAACTTTGTAAGTAATTGTACTTGATTAAGTTTAAGAGAAAGTTAAATGTTATCAAACACCAAAAAACCTCTCCGAAGAGAGGTTTAGAGGTATCAGGTTATTATCAGAACCTGAACTGAGTCTGAATCACACCACCGTAGTTAGAAGAAGCATTCTTGAAACCTTGGTTGTTAGACACATAGAACACAGAAGGAGTGATACTGATGTTATCGCTAACTTTGTAACGATAGAAGGTTTCCCACATCACAGCATCCTTACTCAGTGTAGGAGCGTTACCAGGGGCACCGATGGCGAAACCAGCGGCATTACCCTTAGCAAACACATCACTCCACTGAACACCTGCCATCCAAGTAGTAGAGTTGGTAGCGGCGTTAGGGGTCGCAGGACCTTGAACATTGTTCCAACCATAAGCGCCACTCACAGAAGGAATGATGCCAGAGGTCTTGGGTTGCCAATAGGCATTCAGAGCATAACCATTGGAAGTTTGGTTAGCAGCAAGAGTGCCAGCATTACCAGCAACACCATTAAAGGTACGAACGCGGGTTCCTTCGGTTCCATAACGATAACCGAATGCGACACCATACTGAGGAGCACGATAACCAAACTGTGCCAGAGTGTTCAGAGCACCAGTGGCATCAAACTCACCCTTAGAGGAATCAGAACCACTCTGAGCAACATAGTTCAGATTGGCAACGAAACGACCTGTACCCTTCTTACCAGGTTGTACCCACTGAGCACCGAAACCAGCACCAGTTGCCTTGTTGTAGACACCAGGAGCACCAGCAACAGCAAAGAAGTCAAGAATGTCAGACTTGTATGCGGTAGGAATCCAAGACATTTCAGTGTTACGAACGATAGCACCAGCAGTCAGAGTCACACCTTTGGTGAGACCAGGGAAACTGTAGTATAGGCGATCAAGAGTAACTTGGTTAGCATACGTTTCTGCCTTGTCCAGTTTGAACAGGGAAGAAGACGAACCGAAAGGTTGCGAAGAGAAGTTGCCAGAACGCAGACGGGTCTTGAGCAGATCCTTACCAGTGAAGGAGGTATCAAAGTTCAAGCGAACATCATAGTTGAAAGCGGTGTTGCCAACGTTGCTGCTGTTAGCAAGACGAGCACCTTCTACACCACCCAGAACGAAGGTTGCTTCACCACGCAGTTTAGTGGTGGTAGAGAATTGCTGTGCCTGAAGTTGACCAACTTGAGTTTCCAGTTTGGCAACACGACCTTTGAGAATAGTCAGTTCATTCTGGAACTCATTCATCAGACGAGAGAGTTCATCGGTCACTTCAGTCACGCGATCCAGACAAGCGTTGAGAAGTGCTGCTGCTTCAAAACGGGTCATTGCCTTACCACCAAGGTAAGTTCCGTTTTCATAACCAGCAACGCAACCATAACGCTCAACAAGATTGCTGAGTGCCTGATAAGCCCAATCCGTAGGTTGGACATCAGAAAGTTGTTTGATGCTTGAGACTTGTTCCGAGGAAGTGTATTGGTTGACTGCTGCCATATTAAGATCTGCGGCATTCGCAGCAACAGGAGCAACCATTCCCAGAGCAACAGGTGCGAGCATCAGTTGTTTGAGTTTCATAAAAATGTTTTATGTACTATAGGACAATTAAGGTTTTTTAGATAAACCTTGGTATATAGAGGTGCTTAACCAAATCTTAAGAGATGATTAAGTTAACGGTATCATAGCATAACCGTATCAGATGTGTCAATTAAGATACGGTTAAGACTTTTTAAGAGCGGAGTATCGGACTCGAACCGACGACATCTAACTTGGAAGGATAGCGTTCTACCACTGAACTAACTCCGCAATGGTGGGGATTTACCCAGCCTCAGGTTTCCCTTCACAGGCACGGAACCCCACGCACTTCACTTCACACGGACTTGTAAAGTATATGACATAATGATTATTATGTCAAGAGCCCCCGACAAGATTCGAACTTGCGACCAGCGGTTTACAAAACCGCTGCTCTACCACTGAGCTACAGAGGCAGGCTCCACAACCTGGATTCGAACCAGGGACCAATCGATTAACAGTCGATAGCTCTACCGCTGAGCTATTGTGGAATAGTTTGGAGAATAAATCTCCAACGACTCAGGAGGGACTTGAACCCCCGACCAACTGCTTAGAAGGCAGATGCTCTATCCAACTGAGCTACTGAGTCATTTGGTGACCTAGTTATTATACTACTCCTTAGGGCAGTCGTCAACCCATACAGAACAGATTCTCATTTCTCCACCAAGCAGTCTTTGTGCCTCACTGCCGTCTGGTGCCTTCTCAACATAACGTGGTTTATAACGATTATTTGATTCTTGGATAATACGATCATACTCTGGAGTTACTTCACTGATAGCACGATCTACATTACGTTTGACTCTGCGTTCTACTTTGTTAGGATCTTGAATAAAAATCTCATTGAGAATAGTTTGTGGGAAATAAGTTCTTTGAATCTCATCCAATAAGTCCCAAAGTCCATCTTCTGATGCTCCAGTACATTGTGAGAGTGCTGCGATAATAGAAGATAATACAACACTGAGTATTATGAGTTGCTTTTTATCTGGTTTCTTCTTACCGAAGTTAAAGTTAATCATAGGGGAGTTCTGCAGCACTCCCCCGTATTTAGATTATTCTATTGTATCAAACTTCTACCTTGATCAGACGAGAAGCATAATCATGAGCATACGAAGTGCGGGCTCCATGATGCCCCCATCCAATCCAACTATACGCATAGTCCATGTAGCGGTTAATTGATTTACCAGGAGTCTTCATACGCTCCTCAATATCTTTCCACTGGACTTCATTTGTTAGATAACGAAGTTGCGTGTGAAGATTTGATGGTGAACCACCAAACTTCTTAGCAAAATCACCCAATCCATAATAACGGTTGGCAGATGTCCATTGAATCAGTCCGTAACCGCCGTAGCAATTACGCCAACTGGTTCTGCTACCACCTTCACAAATGTTAGGAACAAAAGTTGATTCCTGACGAATATTACCCATGATGGTAGCAAGGGCGTTTCTGTCTTTAATTCCAAGACTCTGAAAATATGCCAGAGTAGCATTTTCATTTTCATTACACCCTTTACAAATTAACCTTGTCTCTTTAGGTTTTGCGGGAGCAACCTCGCGGATTGCTGTCTTCTTTTCATCTACAGGAGGCAACTCAGGAATATTTGAGGTAGATACTTCTTCCACTGGGGGAGGAGGACCTTGCATCTTGTAGTTGACGAATGGCAGTGATGCCGTACTGGTTGTAACCGTTGCCAGAAGAGGCAGGGCTACTGTAAGGAATTGTTGCACTAAAGTAAATTGAACTCTACATCCGTATAGGAAAAGCGCACATCCCCTTTCTCAAGGGGCAGATCCCACGGCTCTAATTGTCACGTCAAGGACTAATAATAAGAAACCCGCCATTTTGTAGCGGGTTTGTACATAATAAGTTAATATTTAGGTTTTGTCAAGGTGCCAATTAAAGAAGTGTCTCACTAAATACAAATAGTTCATCACCACTAGAACAATGAAAAGATTAGCACTTATCTTTTCGTTATTCATCACTACTCCTGCTTTTGCTGGCGAAATCACATCAAAAATCACTGACTCAATTCAATTAAGCGTTCAGGGTGCGGCGGTTCAATCAGAAAGAGTAGGAGCATCCTACGCAGTCTCAGGCACAAACATTAATGTAACAACTCTTGGAGGAGTTGGTGGAGCAGGTTCCTATGCGATCAACACAAACGGACAAGCATTTAGTTTCTCTGAAACATCAATCACTGCAGATACTGATGTTACCTCTCAGTCGGCAGCTTCTGGAACAATTGCTTCTCCCAACCTTTATAGCAACTCTACTACTCAGTTAGGTGGAGACAAAGGTACTCTTGCGGGTACTCTGAGTGGCACTGGTGTTCCTACGGTCACTGCTGGTGGTCCTGGAAGCACGGCAACAGCACAAAGAACCATTGAGTTAAGCGTATTCAAGTGAGACACATAACTCCCGTTCTGCTGGCAGCAGCGGGATTTATATCTCCCTGCTTTGCTGCGCCCGTCACTCCTAACTTTACAAGCGGTACAATTACTTCTGAGACTAAAACTCGTACTGAAGTGATTGAAGTTATCAAACAAATAGAATATACCACTGGGACATCTTATACTGTCACTGGTACAAATATTAACATACCTGGAACACCTGCTCCAGGAGCGAACTATACGATCATCAATCAAGGTGCTCCGTTCCAGTTTAGTGAGACTCATCTGACTCCTGGAATTGCGAAAGAAACATGGATAGATCGCAAAACGGTAGAAGAATCTACCACAAATTCTATATCTGTCTTTACACAATAATCGGTTTAGCGTCTCCTGCATTTGCGGAAGCACCATCTAATACGAATATTGCTGGACCCTCGGCATCTGCGACTGGTAACGTAACCAACCAGGCAGTACAGGTGCTTCAGGGTCCTTTTGCTGTGAATACTTATGGTGGTGGTGTTTCTTGTCAAGGTCCGACACTGAATCTACAGACTTTTGGATACAATAGTTTATCTGGTAGCACTGACCCAACAACTTATCAGCAAAACTCATTGAATACTGGTTTATCGGCAGGTTTCTCCATTCCTCTTGATGGTTCATTCCAAGAACTCTGTAAGGCAAGAGTTCGTACAGAGATTACAAGACAACAAGCAGAAGCAGATAAAGCAAGACTTGACTTTGAGTTAGTCAGATTATTGAAGTGTGGTGAAGCAATGAAAAATGGAATTTCATTTCACCCGCAAAGTCCTTATGCGAAGATCTGTGCTGATGTCGTTGTGAAATATCCAAGAGTACAGGATGTAGCAAATGGAAATCAAACCAATCCAAATAAGAAGTAGTCCTCCACCAATTATTCCAACAATAGAACCTCCTGTAACTCGCAGAGCAGAACGTTCTGTGATACCTGAAATTGATATGCCCATCATTCATATGCCCGATACGACCATCAAGTATCCAGTGATTGATGTACCGACTCAAGAAGAGTTTGATGCTGCGGTCAGAGCAGAGCAAAAGAAGCAACAGGAAGAGAAAGAAGAAAAGACCAGAGGACTCCCTGATGCTACCCCTACCCCTCAACTGCCTCCATCTGTTCAAACTCCCCAGGATAATCGGATTATTTCCGATCAACCACCCACAAACACGAATTTAGGAGTACCTGTAATTGAAGTACCAATCGTCGGGGAAGTCCCTATACCACCTAAAGAACAGGTTATTCTTGCTGGCACCACTGCTACTGCTTCTGTTGCTGCGGCTCTTGTTGGCAAATCTTTGGTGGAATGGATGGTAGGTAAGATGAAACCTATCGTTCAGCAGATATTTGTAAGGGGCAAGAAACTCTTGAGTAGAGACCTTACCCCTTATGAACTTCAGGTTTATTTTGCGTTTGAGAAAAGTCAATCCCTCAAGAAAGTCAATAAGTTACTGAAGAAAGAACAGAAGAATCAAAAGAAAGAACAATACAAAAAGTTTCACTCAAAGTGATTACTTCTTACGCTTCGCATCCAGTTCAGCAAAGTTCTTGACTTTTGTTCCACCATCATAATTCCAGGCATATCCTTCAGCAATCATCTGGTTATTCAATGAAGTCTCTTCATCATTGATAAACAAATGCCCGATGATACGTCCATACTTCTCTGTGGAGTCTGGAAGTTCGGTCTTGATTAGAATGTTTTTAGCACCTTCGCAGCGATGCTTCAACCATTCTTTTGATTCAAGTCCGTATTTCTTTTCGTTCGCATCAGCAGTGCGACTCTCAGGAGTATCCACACCAGCGAGGCGAATGCGTTTAGTGAGACTAATATCAAACCCCAGGTCAATATCAGCGTCAATAGTATCGCCATCTACAACCTTGTGGATTGAACGAATACGATATATGTATGGATCTTGGTTTGACATCAGAAAGGAAACTTAATACTCCCAGTATTTAGTTTGGGGATAGGTAGTTTCTCAAATGCCTTATTGACCTGCTTCTCCACAACAGCACCAACAAACTCTTCTGGGTTATCCAGAATCTTTTGTGCTTTTTGATAAGTTACATAAGCACCATAACAAAGTGCTCCACTAATCGCCAGACTCGTCGCTGACAGAATGAGTGCTAGGTTTTTCATCTTTCATTTCCTCAAATGCTAACTTCATTATAGAGTAAATTATATATGCGGTAAAAGTTAATCCACAAGAAAGAATAATAAAAACTCCCCACGGAAAGTTTCCAGGCATCAGTATTTACCAGGTGTACAATATTCTTTCTTTTTATCTGGATAATATGGATATAAACCATCTCTTGGTTTCATCCACCCACAACCAATCAACCATTCCTTCGTCATTGGTGTTGGTGTGATTTGCTCCCACAGAGGACCCTTAGCACACATCTCAAGTTTCTCGGCAGTTACATTTGATTGTTCTTCTGCCCAGTTCGCATCAACTTCCCAAGGTACAGCACGACTCATACCAGCAATACTATAAGTTCTTTCAACCATTTTTCTCAACCACTCAGGAATTTCTTTGTCCTGATGAACTTGTGCCATAAAAGAAGTTTCCAGTCCGCCACCCATACAGTCCTGAACCGTATGCCATCCTTCATGACGAAGTGTTCCTAGAAACTCTCTAGGATCTTCTAGAAGTCTTTTGCTAATAAAAAGACGGTTGTAATCTGGTTTGTACAGACCAACCGTGCTTCTTGTAAAATATCTTTCGTCAGCAAGATAAACTCCGATACCAAGTTTATCCAATGCTGTGAGTATTCTTTTGATTTCATCCTTAAAGACTATGAACCTTTCACCAAAGTCTTTATCAGGAGAAAGTTTATCAATCCCTTCATAACAATCTAAAAGTATCATACAACCCATTGCTGCGATACTATAGTCTTTCACTTGTGGATGTGATTTTTGTATTGTTTCTGCTGCTACTGGAAATGTTAGAGTTAATGATAAACCAATTGCTGTGAGGAATTTTTTCATTCATCCCACCATCCTTCTTGTTTATGAATCCAGACTTTCAAATCCTTTACATATTTTCTCAATATCTGGGCTTGTTGTTCATGCCAAAAATCACCCGTCTCCATGTGAAGACGGGTGTGATTGTCTATTGCTTTAAGTATTTGATAGATGGGAGCATTCCAACACTCCCTTTTTGGAGTGTTCCATTCTCGTGGCACGGAATTACGAGCGAATGAACTTCATTGTAACGAAGATAATCAATCTGGCAACTACCAGGACTGATCTCGGCATAACCAACAATCATAAAAGCAATAAATTCCATTATTTTTTCTTACCACCATTCTTCGCTTTTTTAGCAGTAGCATTGCCCTGGTTCTGCTTGGATTGTTTACCTCCAGCGGAACCTTTCTTGCCTTTGTTAGGTGACTTGGACATTATGCTCCTGTGGTACGTGGTTGAACTTGACCTTCTTCAAGAGCTTCAACTCTTTCTTCAAGAGATGGTGCTGCTGCTTCAGGAGCAGGTGGTTCTGGTGGAGTTTCAACTACCACTTCTTCTCTTTTAGGTTCTTCTTTTTTCTCTTCTTCGTCACCACCTTTCTTCATGGTATTAATACCAAAGGTAGCGGCAGAAGCAGTGAAGACGGTCGCAATAAAAGTGGGGTCCATCTTGGATAGAGCACCAGCATAACTTGCGGTGAGAAGAGCAGCAGACCAACTCAGAATAGCAATACGAATTAACATACCAACACGATTTTCTTTGTGTTTATCCATCAGTCCGTGTGATGAAGTCTGTTTTATTTAGGGTTTTAGAACCTAAACTTAACTTTTCCAGCAATAGAATTGTTGGTGACTCCATTATTCACACCATGAGATGCTTCAACAATTAACATCTCTTTATAGTCTACTTCAGCAGCAACTCCATAAGAGTTATCAGTTCCATAAGAACCCTCTACACTGACTCCAAACAAGTCTTTTTTCTTACCACCAAAACGAGTTTCAAGCTTGAGACCTGCTTCACCGACGTGAGTTGTATTATCAACTGCTGCTACAGTCCTAACAGATTCTGGTGAACCTGTTTCAGTGTAAGCATTTCTTTTTACATTCTGAACAGTATATCCAACAAATGGTTTTACTGCCTTGTGAAGATGCCAGTATAAACGATTAGAAACCCACCACTCAGAACCAGTTGTTTCACCAGCATTATTAAAGACACCTTCCACATTTCTGTTGTACTTATAGTTGCTGTTCGCAATCGCAGCATTAGTATTCAGAGTGAGAGTATTTCCTCTGAGTTCACTGAATACACCAAAGTGATCTTTGTTCTGCTGTGTGCTTGAGTCAACACCATTGAGGTTTACGTTAACTCTATTATACTGACCACCGAGAGTCCAACCTTTGGTTACATCAACCTCAAATCCACCACCGAAGATCTTGGAATCAGCAGTATAACCATCGGCATTATAGGACTGAACGAATCTGTTGTTCTCAAATACTCTCAATCTTTGCTTACCTGCGGTTGGTTCGTGATTCAGAAGTCCATTGATACCATCATTGATTCCATCAAGGGTTTCTAGTTGATCTACACGACCGAAGTAATCAGTATAAGCGTGTGAAACATCAACTTGATTTGTGGTGCTCGTCGTAACTACTGGTGTACCATTTGTAACAACAACAGAATTATCACTATAAGTATCAGTTGTGACTGGTGTAGTTGTTGTGGTTGTTACATATGGGGTAGTAACAGTTGTTGTAACGTGCTTATTAACCTTCTGACGACCATCAGACTCTGTTGGAGTATAAACTGTACCAGTTTCAGTTACACTCGCAGATGCTACTGTAGATGAAGTTACGCTATTTACAGTACTAGAACTAACCAGAGTTGGTGGTGGAGGTGTTCCACCCGTCTCATAAATGTCAAGAATACCGTTTTGGTTAGCATCACCAGAAAGTGCTGCTGCCGAAAGTGTAACTGTGCTGGAAAGAATCACACTATCCATAGGCATCCAGTTGACTGTTGGAGACCCAGCAGCATTGTAAGTAAACTGATAATCACCAGCGGCAAGACCTGTAAAGGTTACGCCCTGCCAAGTATAAGATATTGGACTAGATGGATAAGCAACTAACTGTGATCCATCAGAAGTAAAATAGTTTGTTCCAGGAATCAAACCAGCTGGTTCTGTACCAGAAAGTAAAGTCCAGTTAACCGTTGTGGATGGAAAACTATTACCATTGATGCCCACAAGAGTTAAGTTACCTTCATTAAATGTAGTTCCTGGATGCCAGTTACCATACCAGAAGGTAACGGATCCGTTTCCCCCACCAACATATCCAATAGAGTTGGTGTGAGACAATGCTGCTGTTGGCACTCCAAGAAGAAGCGCAGACGCTGCAGCCAGCGCCTTTTGCGTGTTGGTAGACATGAAAATAAGGTGAGTTGGTGTGGTAGAAAATTCCTAAGAACTACCAAACACAACTCACCTTGGTGTGGGTCTGAGTTGCAGTTTCAACTCAATGGTTGAAACTATTTAGTTATCCTTTCTTCCAAGCTTCGCCTTCTGCCTTTCTTCTACGAGCAAGTCCTGCTTCTACATTTGAACCAGGGTTGCGATAGAGGAATAAAGCATCGGGAACTAGGTCCCACTCTTTATTCTTCAGGCGTTTAGTAATAGTATTAAAGTTAGCGCCACCGTAAAAACCGGCACCAAGATTATAAGCAAAGCTGAGCAGAGCGCCTCTTTTTCCATCTGACATTTCATTCCAATGTGGGATTTTGCGTAATGCGGGAAGAAACTCATTCTTACATTGTTCAATCAGAAGTGCATCTGCTTCTGCCTGTGTAAGGGTATCACCAAGTTTGAATGCTGAACCATCCTTCTTACGAGTGGAACCCCAACCGATTGTGATTGGAAGTCCACCAGTCAGAGGGTCAGGATATGCCTTAAGGTGGCATCCTTCAAACTCTTTGATCAACTTGATGCCCATTTGTGGAACATCATCACCACCTGTTACAGGAGCTGCAGCAGCGGGTGCTGGTGCAGCACTAGTCTTTTTTCCGCGAAAGATCTCCGCCCAATCAACATTATCCTCTAGATACTTGACTGGTAGGTTATCTTCTAACCACTGAACCGCTTTTACGTGGTTAGGGTTTCTTTCATCATAGAATTTAAAAAAGTTGTGTAGATCAATCCTTGCCATTTGGTCCTCCGAAATACTTTTGATACAATTGATTTGCTTCTACGTGCTTACCGTGATTTGTAAGATCCTTAATGACCTTAAGCATCTTTCTCTTAAAATTAGTCGAAGATTC